CATGGAACCTTCTTTTGTTTCCATCTTTTTTGCTTTATTTGTTAATGATGATTTAGTTAATTTTCCCATAACAGGTTTAATAGTCATCTTACCTTCATTCATGTCTTCCATATCATCATCATCATCTTCTTCGTCCATTTCTATTTCATAAACAACTTCATCTTCACCTTCTTCCATCTCTTCAGATTCTTCCATTTCCATCTCTTCCATGTCTTCTTCTTCATCCATAGATTCAGTTTGGAACATACTTTGCATTAACATATCTAATTCTTCATCAGACATTTCTTCTTCCATTTCCATTCCTTCCATTTCTTCAGATTCTTCCATTTCCATATCCATATATTCTTCGTCCATAGTTTCTTCTTCCATGTCACTTTCCATTTGGATAATGTACTCAGCATCTTCGTTCTCATCTTCTAAAGTAATTTGGTCATCGTCTTTTTTTACGATAATACCATCATCATCACTCATAGATTTGAAAACCTTTAAAATTTCATCATCAGATGCGTTTGTAAGGTCAATTGGTTGTTCATCTTCCGAGTCCATATCAAAATCCATTTCCATACCCATGTCGTCAACGTCCATTTCATCTTCATCGTCCATATCCATGTCGATTTCCATTCCATCTTCGTCTCCCATGTCATCCATAGAATCCATTTCAATACCAATCTCGTCTTCTGCTTGTTCGTTAGTCTCTTTCTTTAAAGACTCTTTTACTAATTCTGCGATTTCTCCCTTCATTGTTGAAGCAAGTATTCCTTTTGCATTTTCAGTCACTACTTCTTCTAAATTTTTCATTTGAAGTAATGCTTCCTCGACTAATGACTTTTTGTCTGCCATATAAATTTTATAATAATTTACATAATAAATATATCCCAACTTAAAAAAAGTTGGGATTGGGTTGGCAGAAACCCAAAATAAATAAAAAAACCCCTCGGTTAGGAGGGGTTTTGATTAATCTTCAATAACTTCGTCAATCTTACTTTCCGATACTGCTGTGATTCTCCAATCATGTTGAAACCCCGTGTATCGTGAGGTAACCTTGGCTTCTACATCGGTTACCGAGTAACCTTTCACCAATTTCTCTTCTCTAATCTTCTTCAATTTTCCTGTGTTTTCATCAGGTAGTTCGTACTGAACTTTCGCTACAAAATATTTTTCATCCATGTTTTTTATATTATTTGTCCAAATAATGGTTTAATTTTTTCAATAAGTCAATAGAGCGATTCATTCCTTTTTCACTCACCCCAATATTTGGTGTTCTCAAATTCTTTTCCTCATCTAAATTTTCTTCAAACTTATTTCTATCTTCAACGTTTGTGAATAGGTATGCTCCTGGTGTCGATGGAGATGATACCAAATCAAAACAAATTAATTCAAAGTCATCTTGTACTTCATTTTGTTCACCCGTCTTTTTCAACGAACCAACACCACGTGATGAAATACCCAAAGTAACACCTTGTCTTAACAAGTTTGCCGCTTGGTCACCCTTTGTAGATACAATACCTCTTTCGTGAAATCCAGGTGATGTAAGAAGCTTTAATTTACCCATAAGTATGTGTCCGTCCCACCATACCTCATTGATAAGGTGAGATACTCTGTCAAGGTCAATTAATGATGATTCAGGGTGGTTTAGTTCAGATAGTGCCGTTCCTTTGGCAATCATCTTTTTGTAGTTGTCAGCTTCTCTTTTGAGAATCTTTTCAGGATACACTCTGCCATTACGGTTTGGTGTATTGTATTTTTGTAGTACGGCATAGAATTCAAATGGTTTTGAATAGTCCAACATATTTTTGTTGGCTTGCTCTAATAAATTCTTATTGTGAGTTTCAGTTGGGGAAATATATCCCGCATCCATTTCAACCAATATTCCTTTACCTGTATCTTGTGGTCCTAATATTTTCATAAAAACATTTTAATAATAAATACCATCAAATTGTATCTTTTACTTTCTTTGAAATAGTAAAATCAAAATAGTCGTTATTCTTAAAATTATCTACGTAAATAGCTTTGGCAATTTTCTTAAGTTTTTCTTTTAATTTTGTGTCTTTAAATTCTATTTCTTCGTTGAGAAATAATGTGATTTCTAAATTCATAAAACTTTTCTTTCCATACACAATCCCACTTGTCCTTAAGTCTAAGTCAACAATATTTGTATCTTTGAATGTGTCATTATCCGCGATTTCGTAAACTGTGTGTTTTATGTTTCTACTAAAGTTACCTACAATGCGTTCCCACTTTTCATAATTTTCTTTTGGAGATACCCAACTTTGTAAGTTTAGATATACTGATTTGAAATTTTTTGAATCAACTGTACCATAACTCACCTTTGAATCACTGAACCCAATGATTCGTGCCGTTTTCCCTTTTTTCATTAATAATCATTTTAATTAGATTTATTTGTTGATAAAAATTAACCAATTTTAATTATCAAGTCAAACTTTTTAACATATTTGAATTATTTAATAGAATATGTTAAAAGTAAAAATAGAAAATGGTCAGAGTTTGGAGAAAGCCTTAAAAGTTCTCAAAGGAAAAGTAATCAAAACAAAACAAAATGAAAAGTTACGTGAAAGATTACAGTACGAGAAAAAAAGTGTTTTGAAAAGAAATCAGAAACTGAAATCCAAATACGTTCAGTCCCAAAAAGATAAAGATAATTTATAAATTGTTGTGGAGATTATATAATCTTACATAATTGATTTTTGAAAAAGTATCAGACTGAATCTGGTCAATAGTTTCCTGCAATTTCTTACTAGTGATATCATCCAATGATTCTGTGATGTTACTCAATTTACCAATAGTCTTTGATTTTAATTCATCAAATTCTTTCGAGAGTTCCACATCTTCTGTCATTAATACTTTAGACAAATCTCTTTTAGAATCCTCATCTAAATTATCGATGTATCCTTTAATTGATTTGTTGGCTATGTTTAATAAAGTTTCTATTGGTAAATCAATATGAGATTTAGTCTCAGATGACTCACTCAATAAACTAATCAACGCTTTTTTACTTGTAACAGTTTCCATTATTTTATCAGGAGTACTGTAAACAATATTGTCAATATCTTTGTAGTTGTTTTCACATACAACATCCTTTACCCAATACTCAATTTTTTGAGTATTTAATTTTGGGAAAAGTTTCTCAATTTGTCTCAAAGACTCGTTGATGTATGCTTCAGCAATTTCTTTATCTAAACCTTTGTTTTTAGACAATTCTGTATAAATAAAAAACATTGTGCTGGCATTTTTATTTTCCAACACCAACTTGTTAAAGTTTTTCAACTCAAGTTTAACTGTTTCATTTACATAAGAGTTAATTAATAACTCTTCTATTTTGCTCATTAATTGTCCAAATTTCATAATAGGTTTTATTAATAAATATATCAATCTATTAGTTTTCTAAGAGATTCTTCAATAACACCCAAAGAACGACTTCCTTTTTCTAAATCAATATCGTCTACACCGTAAACATTATCTCTTTCTAAGATTAAATTCATGTCTTTTTTAATTGACTCAGGTGTTACTCCACCAGGTGCTGGTGGTGTTTCACCTGCCGCTGGTATTGCCTCAGCCGGTGGTTCTGAACCTCCAAATGCCGGTGGTTCACTTCCAAAGTCACCAAATCCTGATTCAGTTGATGTCTCAGTTTCAGTTGCCCCTGTTGTTGTCTTATTACCGTACAATCTATCAAGACTATCAAAGATACCTGTCTTAGTAATAACGTTACCTGTATTTTGAATTTCGAGTGATACCGCTTTTTCCAATCTTTGTTGTTGTAAATCCAATTTGATTTCTTCATCAGAGAAACCAAGAATATGTTTCTTAGCCCAAGTTTGTGATGTTGGTGCAATACCTTCAATTGGTGCAACGGCATCTTTATATAACAACATTTTTTCTTTCCATACGTCAATGGTAAGAAGGTCAGCTTGTTTAGATGGATTAGTTAAACTCAATTGGAATGAACCCAATTCATCTTCAAAACCTAATAAGAATAAGTGAATGATTGCAATCTTGTTAAGTTCTGCAACCATAGATTTTTGAATTCTATTAATTGTACGAGCAAAACGAATATCTTGTAATGATAAGTTTCTACCATCACCAACAACTTCTTCAAACCCTAAGAACGCTTTTGGAATTCTAAGAGCTGTTAAAAGTTTCTTTTGGATGTATTCAATATCGGCAATTTCTGATAAGTTTTGTGCTCCAGGCAAAGTTTCAATTGGGTTTGGTGCTGACGGGTCACGAACAGGAATAAAGAAATCTTGGTCAACCGCCATTTGGTTGAATCTCATATCCACGTTTCCTGATTGAGGGTCAACAACTTGGTCTTTCTTAAATTGTTGTGCAAATCTTTGA